CAGACAACGAACCGATCCTTGCGAGCCTCTGATTCTTCGTCTGGCAGTCTAGGTCAATACCCCAGCGTTTTAAACGCTTGCGTACATATCCGTCGACACCTAACTGAAGCATCAGATTTAATGTTGGCTCAATTGCAATCGGACGATCAATAGATCGACCTTTTGGCACTGTAGTGATACGGTTCCCCGGAACTATCTCAATGACCGCAGACCAAAAATGGTCCCAGTTCAAGATAGCCCATGGAGGAATCCGATATTTATCCCGATAGGACGCTTCTAAAGCGCCCAACCACCGGGGATCGGAACGTATCAACTCACTCGCGTGCGAGCTCGCACCTGCAGTACAATGATACGGCCACTCTACGTTCTTGTCGAACGCGGTAGTGTTACGCCGTGTTGTACTGGTTGTGGAGCCCGGCCCATGTCGAGCAGTACGGGTCAACTTCGTCTGTTCCGGAAGGACTGAACCTAACACCGATGCGCAAAACTGCTGCATCAATGCCAGAGCCTGAGGATCTAATCGTACGGACCGACCAATCTCTTGGTTTGCCCTACGACACGATTCCTCGCCCTCGAGAAACTTAGCAATAGCCGAGTCTCTCCTCAGTTCCTGTTCACCAGGAACCTGAAACTTCTTAAGTAACCCTCCCAATAGGATGCGCGCCGCCCATGAATCTGGGTCTGGAACATCCTGAACACCCGCTCCTATACTCTGTAAGGACCAGGAATTCCCCAAACCGTCAATCTGATCAAAGTCTCGCGAGCGGATAATCCGCGTTACGAGACTCTTATCGAACGGCGTAAGGATTGGTTCAACGCAGTCATAGACTGCTTTGGCCGCCTTCCACGGATAATCCGCAGGAAGACGAAGGGCAAACGATTCCCGCTTGCCCCGAACGTGTGTAACTGAATTAACTGCACATTTCATGCATTATTCCTTTGTGTGATACTAACCGGATGATTACACTAGAGCTGCAATAGCTGTTGTGCGATGTCGACTACAAATTGTAGTATAACAATCATCCATGGGGTTAATCTATGCTGTAGTACTGATTTCATCAGATGCCTCCAGTATAGCCTAGATCTCTAGGAGCTCACAAAGATCGTCCATAATCTCATTGTCCGCGAGAGCGGCAATGATAGTACGACGAAGTTCAGCAACATTTAGCTTATCTGTCCCTTCCGGGATAGAGAAGTTTACCTCACATAAGCAAGGTAACACGTTGTTTCCTGATCCGTCCCGATTCGGGACAGATTGGTCCTTAGTCAACTTGACAGCACACTTACGTGTGCCGACGCAGTTGCCAGAGGGCTTCGAGTCAGTGCGGTACAACTGCAGTTGACTACGATTAACCGAGGAGTGAACACCATCTTCATAGTAAGTGGAACGATTTCCATCTACCTTGATTCGAGTGAACGCTTTATCGGAGGGATTCAACCCGTCAGCATCTTTTACTGACAGGATAATGGTATTTGCTTGCATGGATCTATTACCTTTTGGGTTAACTGCACTTTCACTTAGACACGTAACCGCCACACGGCGGTAGAATACATGTTCTTAGCGAGTGCAAGTAGGTCTACTCCTTTGACCCAAGATAATCTTACATTGCTGTAAGGTATCCAAGGTCTAGGGAGGTCGGCATAGCGTCGTCTCTCGTGATAAACACAAGAAAGGCGCAAGCCATCGGCAGCAACGGAAACATCGCTTAACTCCGACCAAGGAGTATGGGCGTATTTCTCAGTACAAACTGTTGATTCAACAGTAGTCCAACCCGATAGAACAGAAATGTTCAGTCGGGGTTGCCACGATGCAACGTAGTCGGCTGTATTCATAAACCAGTCGACAACGAACGAGTAGGGTACTAATTCCCACGCGCTTAACAGTGCTTCACCTGACCCGTACACCTCCATTGCTGGGGGTGTATCGTATCTAGTCTCAATTAAGAGACCTGATGTAGCTCTACTTTTAACCGAACCCTCCGAAGTAATCTTTATATTAACCTTACGGCTAATATCGAGTACCTTGGTGGTTGTAGTTATCGGTAGATCACGGAAGTCATCCAAGCTTGCGGTTACCCGCATTCTTGATGGTCGACCCAGTGATTTGGTTGCTGTAATTGCATCCTGCACTTCATAAACGAGTGGCATCCATCCATAACGGACTTCAAGCCACAAGTTCAACCCCTTAGCTAATTGCTTTGGGATTGTCCTCTTCATACGTTTCAGATCGCGAATCGAACGGCAACGAAGTATAGCATAATATGCTTTCATCGTTCCAGTGTTTGTCGCGGTTTTCTTTAACATACGAAGTACGGACCGTTCACGTTGGATAAGGGAGACGGCGCGACCAATTGTTTTTGTTAACATTTGGACTGTCTTCTCTCCTTCCATTAGCGTTACTGCACCAAGCATTTGCATTGGACAGGTTCGCATAAACACGTGATATTGATCTATTTACAAATCCCTGCATAGGCTCTTCAGCGAATCTCTGGTAAGTACCAGGGTACACTGCGCAGTCTACAAGGGATCGCAAATAGCCGGTCCATGTCGTTCTCGAATACCTGGATAATAACTCTGCCAGCAGTTGTTGCTGGTCGGGATAATAATCCGCCGGGTTTGCCGGCGCCCAGGGGTTTGACTCTATGGTATAAGACCCTTCGGTCTCATACACATTTAACGAACAAGTGCGATAATCATTCATGATTATCTCACCAGCCGCGATTCTTGCCTTAAAGTTCGCAGTGACTACGTCATCTGTAACTTTGTATCGAGAATACGGTCCAAACGTATATAGACCACCGTCAACCCTAGGCTCTACGCCCTTACTTTCGTAAGTAGCGAGTTTGCCCCAGGTGAAGTGTTCTACTTTAGTAACAGGAACCGAGTACTGGATAAGTGCTCCGAGCGATGTACGCGTACGAGACGTCAATAGATCTCTCATAGTCTGCCTCCAAGGGTTACGAAAACCCTATAGATTTAAGACTAGAGTTTCCTATTTACGTTATTCCCCGTACGGGGCCATTGTCATAATAACAACAGCTACCTCCTAACAAC